GCATAGCTGCAATGGTGTCCGCGTTGGGAACCTCGCGCTGGATGGAAAACGGGATGCAATTCTCACGGATCGACTGCCGCAGGAAGATGTTGATTGCGGTGGACAGGTCGAGTCCGAAGTCTGCGAACAGAGCTTGAGCCTGTGCTTTCACGTCGGCGTCAATGGAAATGCTGGTCGATACTTTCGCCATCTGAAATCACTCCTTTAATTTCTTTGAGTATATTATACCACATTGTACCTCAAAGTCAATATGTTATACATATTTTGTGGCAAGAATAGCAAAGAGGCCGGGAAATCCCCGGCCTCTCTCCTACTCAGTCTTCGGTTTTCAAGGTGCCAACACGCCGCCGCACATCGTTGACGGCGTAGATAGCATCCACCACTCGGCAATCTCCAGCCAGACGGTCGAGGTCATCCGACACCTTCCTGATGGCGTCCCAGAGGGCATAGAAGGCGTCCGTCGCCATGTCGGCTCGCGCTCTGTCAGCCGGCGCCACATCCAGCTCCAGATAGGTATTCTCGAAAGCAAACATGATGGCTTCCACCTTTGCGATGTCGAAAATTGCCTCGTTCAGATTTCTGTTCATTTTCTTTACTCCTTCGTGATGTATTGGCACTCGTACACCGGGGTAAAGACTTCATTCATAGCGGCGCTGTCGGCTGCTCTCATTGGTGGGGAGTTGTTACGGGCCCTGTGCGAGCGTCGAGAGCAACGTCCGTGCCTCTTTTTGCTTTCCGCTTCTGTATTTACTTTGCCGCTTGAGCCGTCACGAATCGGCCCAGCATTTCTCTCGCGTCCTCCACCCTGCCGGCGGCGCAGACGTCGAAGATGTACGCGCAGTCCTTGGCTGACATGATGTGCTCTGGCAGCGTGTCGTCGCGGATCGTGTCGAGGAACAGCTCTTCGCGTTCGTGGAGCGTCAGGCCCGTCTCCCAGACTACGCGGCATATCTGCTTTGCGAGGTGATCCTCAATGACCGGCTCGGCGTACACGCCGCTCGTGGCGAAGTAGAACGTCAGCATTCCCAGCTTCAGGGCGTCGGTATATCGCTTCTCGCTCTCAAGGATCTCGGCCATCTCCGTCAGCCATTCGACAGCCTGTGCGATCTGGCCGGTGCGGATGCAGTCGTTGTATTGCCGTGCGGCAGCCTCATAGCCGCCGTGCTCGCCTGTTGTCATAGTCATTCCCTCCGTTATCAAAGAGGCTGAAAGCGTTCGCAAAGCCTCTCTATTTGTGATTATACCACCAGAAAATGTGATTGTGAAGTCAGGACACCGTCAGAAATCTCCAGAAACCGTCTGTAACGTGTCCGTTTCGCTTCCGTGGGTGTGTGGGTGGGTATCTGCAAAATCGTCGTACGCGGCCTCTACGCCGTTTTTACGCAGGCCGTCTATGATGGCCTCTTCCGACGGAAAGAAACGGAGAGCTGCCGACTCGTTTCCGTTGATACGCACCGACAGCTCTCCAGTATCAGGCCACGAAAATCGCAGCTCACTTTTCATCGGGATCGTCCATCACGCACTGCTCCCCGTTGGGAAAAATCTGGTTTCCGATGCGATTGTACTCCTCAAAAATCTTGTCGAACGCCTCCTGCCATACCTCGTCGTGGTCGTGCTCAATGCCGACCGCCACATGGGCGAGTTCATGCGCAAGGATCTCAACCGCGTCCGCAACCTCAAGGCTCGGCTTGACGAAGACGGCAACAGAACCATCATCAGCAAAGTCGGTCAGGCCATACACGGGCTTGCCGTCCTCTTCGTCGCGGATCTGCGGCTCCCAGTAGATCTCGCACTCCTTGTCGGGGTACAGCTTCTTGAACGCTCCCCAGACCATAGCGAACATATCGTTCTGGAACGGCGCAATCAGCCGGTCTTTCAGATCCATCGGAGAGAGCCGCGTCTCCTCGTACATCCGCAGGCGCTCCCTGGTCTCTGCGAAGGCCCACGCCATCGTGTAGAGCAGGGCAACCACGCCCTCAATCGTATCAATGCCGTCGAACAGCCACTCAGAGGTCGCACACGAAAGCTCCAAATCGTCTTTGAGGCGTACGTTCTCCAAGGTTTCGGGGCTGTACTTCTGCAGAATGTCCCGCGTCACGTTGCTCAGGGTCACGTCTGAGAAGTCAGGCGCCGGCCCATAGCCGCGGACGTAAACCTCTTCGTCCTTGATGAACACCAAGTTCAGCGCCGCCTCCACATTGTCCTGCGGGTCGTCGGTCACAATGGGCACATACTTTTTCATTTCGCTTCCTCCTTCTCCTGCTCCCAGCGCAGGAACTCAACGCTTCCGATGACCCACTTCAGGGTCTTCCCGCCGTACATTTTCTGCAACTGCTCAAGCACGTTTTCGGGGACGCTGAAGCTGTCGCAGACGCAGATCGCCGGCACCTCGCCTCGGCTGTTGCGTACCAGCACCAGATCATCCTTCTTCAAGTCTCTCTCCTCGGGTACTCCGAAAAGGTAGTGCTGCGCATCGTTCAGGTGATGCACGATGACGATTTTCATTTGAAATCACCTCCTTCGTCGCGGATCAAGCCCTGCATACGGGCCGCAGACAGCAGTTCTCCGAGCACCGCCTGCATCTTCCGAGGCCGATCCTCTTCGCTTGCACGGTTTGCCTCCGCAGCCCGCCACGCCAGTTGGCTGAGCACCCCTCTCAGATGGATCATCCGGTCGTGGTCTTCCTTGGCAGAGGCAGCCATTCGCAACGCCTCCGCCATATCCTCGTTGTTCCGTCTGGCCGTGTTGTAACGGGTAATGCCAGTCTCCTGATAGTTCTGGAACGCCGTGTCAGCCTTGCACTGATACCGCTCTGCCAGCTCCATCAATTTCTTTTTGTCCATGTCTTGCTCCTTGCTACACCGCCACCATGTCCAGCAGGGCGGCCATTGTCGTGATGGTGTCGCCCACTTTGGCGACGTATTCGGGGAAGTTTGCCCTTGCAACAGCCGCGGCCATCGGCGGGCAAACGGCGTTGCCACAGCGGGCGACCTGTTCGTTCTTCGGGTACGGGTTGCCCATATAATCGCGGTCGATGATGTAATCGGGTGGGAACCCCATCGCATTGTAAAGCTCTCTCGGGGAGAGCATCCGCAGGCCGATGTCTGCGATGAAGTAGAGCGTCCCGCCGATGCTCAGAAGCAGCAGGTCGTCATCGGCCAGCTCATAACCGCAGTAGCGGTTCAGCAGGTCGCGGATCAGCGGCCAACGGTACAGGTTCTCGTCCGGGCCAGCCTTGCAAAGCAGCGTGTCGCAGAGGGCGAAGGTTCCTCCGCCGCAAGCCTTTTTCTGGCCCGCGCCTGCCGTTACGGTCTGCATCGGTTCTGCAGGGCTGCTCCCCAAGTTGTCTCCCTTGAACTTCACCACATGGGCCGCGCACACCGCGTTGTGGTCGATGGCCGTCACCGTCGGAAGCGGTTCTTCCATCTTCTCGCCTACCACGCCGCTATAATACTTCACCAGATTTGCGCAGGTCAGGCCGTAGCGGTTCGAGGCATCCACGGTGGGGATTGGAGCGCCGAGGCCAGAGGCTCGGACGTTTTCTGTCTGCTCGGTATGGTACTGAATGAGCGAGGGCGCCACGATACCGCCCGTATGCTTGGCGGTAATGGTTTTGTATTGGCCACGCACATCGGCGACGTGGCCGCCTCCTGCGTGATTACATTCGGCCAGATATGGGGTTACAAGCATCTGGTTCCCTGCTGTCGTCACGGTATGTACCGGATCACCGGCAGGCGCTCCGACGCTGTTGCTGGTGTTCGTCGCCGTGTACGGTGCCAGCACCGGCTTGCAGAGGTTGTGCTTGCCACTCCCGACCACCGTAGGCAGCGGTTCCTCGATGTCGTGTACCCGTGGGGCCTGTCCCTTTCGTTCTCCATAGCCGGTCGGGACGATATACGGCTGGCCGCTCTTGATGGTGAATTTATCCACGCCGCGGATGATGCGCCGCATGGTGTTGTCCGCCAAAGGCCGCACCGCCTTCAAATTGTACCGCTCCTTGATTTCCTCCTTGGTGTCGAAGATGGACGGGCAAGGTAGGCTCCAGTCGATGATTTCCGCTGCGCTGCGCCACGGTTTCAGCCTGCCGCTCTTCACGGCTTCGCTATCCCGCGGAGCGTGGGTCGGTTCGGGCCACACAATGGGCTTTCCGTCGCAACGGGCAATCAGGACAAACCGTTTGCGGCTGGTCGGTGCGCCATAATCAGCCGCCACCAGCTCACGCCATTCGACCTCGTAGCCGAGATCCCGAAGCTGGCCGATGAACTTTCTGAACGTCGTGCCTGCCAGCTTCTTTACAGGCTTGCCCTTTCTGACCGGCCCCCATGTTTGGAACTCTTCGACATTTTCGAGGAAAATCACTCGCGGCCGCACCAGAGCGGCCCATCTCAGGGTGATCCACGCAAGACCACGGATTTTCTTATCAACGAGAGCCGCGCCCTTGGCCTTGCTGAAATGCTTGCAGTCGGGCGAGAACCACGCACCGCCCACGGGACGCCCACGGCATACGTCACGCGGGTCTACATCCCAGACGGACGCCTGATAATGCTCCGTGTACGGGTGGTTCGTCTTGTGCATCAGGATCGCCGCAGGGTCATGGTTGATGGCCGCCGCCACCGTAATGCCGAGGCCGACCTCCATGCCCGTCGATGCACCACCGCCTCCCGCGAAGCTGTCAACGAAGATTTCGTCGTCGATGCCGATTTGTGCGCAATTTCTCATATCTTCCACTCCCCCTCATGCGGCTGAAGGAACCGGAAGGTCGCCGAGAGCTGCAGGTCGTTGTTTTCTTCTTCCTGCCTCTCGTAAACGACAGCGTCGTGTTCCATCACATACTCCGCGATGTTGTGCGCAATCTCCGCTCGGAGCATCTTCTCTATTTCGGCCTCGTGCGTTCTGGTAAAGGCAGGCACAATCTTCACCATCCTGACCGTCTGGATGTCGTAATGGAGGACCTGCGCGATGGGCGCAGGAAACGTCGCCTCAGCGCGTGTCAGGCCGCCGAGTGCATGGATGATTTTTGCCTTCAGCCTGTCAATCCATTTCATGTGCGACCTCCTTCTTCAGCTTCCCGTTCTGAACTCGGTATGCTTTGTCATCCCAATACTCAGTCGCGCCGACCTTGCGGGTGTCGTTCCCGTAAAACTTCTTCCACGACGGCAAGCTGTCGTTCACGGCATCGAAATGCAGGCCCCATCTGGCGCAGGCTTCGAGCGCGTTCTCAAGCAGTTCTCCCTCTCGGCACGTCCAGAGAATGAGGCCCGCTCCGGCGATTTGCTCTGCCGCTGCTGCGACGATAATCTCCCAGTTTGGAGCGCCGATGTCCGGGTATGCGTTTGCGCAGAGGCAGCCGTCAAAGTCGATGGCTATTGCCTTCGGCAACGTCTGCGCATACTGCTTCCGACGCTCTGCGTCGTCTGCCTGCATCTGTTTCAGCACCTCCTTTGCCAGTTTCGTCGTGCATCCTCTGCCCTCTCTTAATTTCTCCAGCGGGCATCCCCTGCAGTTCAGCTCAGCACAGCACCTCAGCGTCTTCACGATAACCCCTCGTCTCATGCCAGCGCCTCCTCTCTGCCGATCTGCTGGAACTTGTAGACGAAGACCCACGGGTTCGCATACCATCCCAACTCGTCGAGTTGGTCTGCAGAGATGGTGCTGTTCCAGAGATCCCGAAAATCCATGCGCATGGCTCTGTACGGCTGGTTCCGGTCAATGCCTTCAGCCTTCAACCCGCCGCCGTTGATGTCTCCGAGCCTCTCCACGGAAACGTCCACGATTTTCAGGAATGTCCTCGCCGCCTCTTTTGGCATGAAAATCGAGGGGTTCCACTTGGAGTCGGTACTCCACTTAGCGATAAACTGGTCAAACGCCTCTCTGGATTCCGAGTCGGAGCATCCGCCGGGGAACTGGATTTTTCCGAGCGGGCCACCTGCTCGGAACTCGATCTTTGCATCCGCCTCGAAGCGGTGCGCAGACTGGACACGCCATGTCTCTCTGATATAGAGCACGTCGCCGAACCAGAACTTCGGCTTGACGGTCTCTGCCCAGTCGCGGAAGATGCCGCCAGCCCCGTTGTTTCCGCACATCAGGTCAAACGTCCGGTTCTCTTCATCGCAGTCGAGGACGAACCGTGCGCCCTCGGGCTGCGGGAGAACTACGCGCCGCGTCTCAGTTTTTTTGCCGGCCATGATTTTCTGCACCATCTCCGTATTGAACAGGATCGGTTTCAGCTTCGCCACTTGCTATCCCTCCTTCTTGTAAAGCGGGTCATCCTTGCCGAGCACGGGGTAGTCTACCTGCCCGCCTTTTTTGATGACGACCCGATATTTTTTGTTGATCCCCCGCCGCGCCCGGTTTGCCAAGGCGTAAAAGCCGTCGAGGCTGGCGCATCCAAGGGCTTTCCGACACTCGGCCGCGTTGCCTCTGGTCAGCAGTTCGCCGCTGTATCGGTCATAGATTTCGTAATAATTCATCGCTCCACCTTCTCAATGCTGTCCATCGGCACCAACCGCTTCTTGTTCTCGGCGTAGTAAACGATGGCGAACGGCTTCGGGTTGATTGAGCTACATTGAAAGCCGCTTCTTCCGTACGGAGGGGCATTCCACTCACAAAAAAGTTCCGTGCAGAGCCATGTCACGCCGACGAAGACTCCGGTGAACAAAGCCGTTTTCGTGACGAACTTCTCGCAGGACTCGTAATCTTCAATCTCCTCGCCCTCCGTTGCGTCTTTCCTCCACAGTAGCGCCGTTCCCGTGTCTTCGTTGTCGATCTCGAAGTGGTTGCCGCTCGGTCTGATGTATGCGCTGCATGATACCCAACCTCCAAGCCGCAGCTTCGGCATTTCAGTCGTACTCGTAGTCACCCAACTTCACCTCCGTTTCGCAGTCGGGGCATTCGGCGTAGCCCCAGTCATCGCCCCAGCACTCTGGAACATCGAGTTCTTGCCACGGAACTCTGACTTCCCTGCCGCAGTGCGGGCAAGTAAACGTAATTGACACCGGCCTCACGTCGATATGGAATCCTGTTGCTCCGCTCATGGTCGCATCTCCTTTCTCTGTGGTATTTCAGATTAGCCAATCGGCAACCGGAGGGTAGAGCAAGGCTCTACATCCTCTGGAGCACCGCGTAATGATGAAAGTATTGCCGTCCTCGGCTGGAATCGCTCTATTCGGGTCTTACATCGGCTTTCTGATCTTGACGATGCGGGTAACGACATCTGTGCCACTTTCGCGGAACGCCCCCGGCTCCAGCTTGATTGTCTGAGCATACACGCTGCCGAGGAAGTCTCTGAACTCTACGGACTTCTTATCGCTGCGGAAGAACGTGCTCTCACACATGATGGCAACCAGAATACCGCCGGCGTCCAGCAGGTCATAGGCGTGGCACACATGGTCGATGTCCTGATGGCGCGTAAAGGGCGGGTTCATCACGACGCGGTTGATAGCGCCGATTTCCTTCTTCGTCACGTCCAAAAAATCGCGGTAGCTCACGCCATAGGGCTTCTCGGACAGATACCGCTTCATGTCGGTGTTCAGCTCGATACAGCACATACCGGCGGGCAAATGCTCCCAAATGACATCCGCCAGTTGGCCGTTGCCGCAGGACGGCTCCAGTACCTCGGATGCGCTGTCGATCTCGGCCATCTCGCACATTCGCTCGGCGACGGCGCGGGGCGTCGGGAAGAACTGATACTCGCGCTTCAGGTCTTTCACTTCCTGCGTGAGCATGACGTTCTCCAGCATCTCCGCCACATCGTCATCCTCGGCGAAGACGTGTGCCTTTGCCTTTCGGTTCCACTTGCCGCCCATGTTCTCCAGAACCTTGTTGACCTCCGTGTAGGTCTTGCGGTCAAGCTGAACGCTCGGCAGGTAAAGCAGGTTTCCGTCCGCTCTGCACTCGCCCAGCACATTCAGCACATTCTCAGGGATCTTTGCCATTTGTTTCGTCCTCCTTATTTTCCGCTGGCCGTGCTCCAATGAACTCCTCGGCCAGTTGTTGATACTCTTCTGGCGTGATATATCCACGCCGCTTCTGCTGCTTCCAGTAGGCCATGATCTCGTCGTACCGAGTCTTCAACGAAGCGTATCGACCATAGGCGCCGTTCAGCTCGTGGCAGACCTGCTCAAGCTCCAGCCGCTTCTCTGCGAAATTTTCGGCCAGTTCCAAACTCGGCGCTCGCCCAAGCCTCGCAGACCCACAGGCGCAACACATCTTCGGGGCTATGCCCTGCACGGCAAAGGCAGCTCCGCAGTCAAGGCATATCCACTTTTGCTGCCGTCCTCTTGCCATTCAGGCTACCTCCTGTCACACTGGATTTTTCCACCGGCATCCATCGCAGGCTCCTTCGTGTTCCCGCTTGTATCGGCCGCACATAGCGCACAGTTCATTGACGGCCGTGCGGTACTCTCGCTCCAGCTTGCGGATCTCGGCCGGTTCGCGGTCGGTGTCTTCATAGTCGGCCAGCCGGTAGAACGCAGCCTCGACCGTTGTGCTGGTCGGCTGCGATACCGTGCCGTCGCTGTTGCGTATCGTCAGGCGTTCCATCGTCACACCTCCTGATACCGGATGGGCCTCTCGCCGCGTTCGTCAAAGTCGAGGCAGGCTTTTTTCGACTGGCAACAGTAAAGTGGCGTCCCAGCTCGCGGGTAATGCTTGTTCTTGCGAACCTCGCAGATGCCTGATGCCTTCATAGGCTCTCTGAGGAAGTGATGGCACTGCCCGCAACATTGGCCGAGGCTCTCAGGTCTGACCTTCAGCCGTCCTTCTTTCTCCGCTTTGAGCAGGTCGAGAACGTGCTGAAGGCTCATGCCGTCTCGGATCAGCTCGTCCTCAAACTTCCTGTACTCCGCGCAGGCTTCAGCCGGGATGTTTGCATCCTCGTACATTCTCAGCACTCCGAGCGCCTTTTCAACCGTTTTGATCTCCTCGGGCTCGAAGCAAAAGTCCTGCTCATTGATAATGTCTTGCAGTTTCTTCGCGTATTTCTCCATCTTTACGCCTCCATCTGTTCTATTTGAGCGCACAGTTCGTCCGTTACGTCATTGCCATAGCTGAGTTCTTCGTAACCACTGCCGCCACCATCGCTCAATTTCTCCACGTCTATCCCGTTCTGTTCCAACCAGATTCCAACTTCACGGTCAAGATCGCTTACCATTCTTGCATGGAGCGCAATCCTGTGCATCTTCTCGCGGATATACTTCGGCACTTTCATTCCGTCTCTTCACGCTCCTCTCAATCGCAGTCCACATACCACCATCCGGTGCATCTGTCTTCTTCGCCAGACCGCGCATCTTCTACCGGGTCGTAATACCCGGTATGAAATACAACTTCTTCGCCCTGTGCGGCGTAGAGCTGGAAAAGCAGGTCGCACATGGCGTCCGCAATGGCTTCCGTCTTACACATCAGCTCGTCGCCGTTTCCCCAAACCTCGCCGTCTGAATAGTCCCGCATCCGACTCAGGAACAGCTCGAACCAGTCGATTTTTTCCTGCGCGTCAATGTGTTTGACAGGCGGATGGTCTGCCGCCCAGAAGTCAACTCCTTGGAAGTTATCAGCGTCGAGGATATACTCGCCATTTTTCCAGCGGCGTTCAACTTCTCGCAGGGCCGCCTCCTCGCTTTCTGCCTCCACCGCCACCTGTGTTTCAAGTGTCTCGCGGATGTTGATGCTGAACTCTTTCTCCTGCGGCTGGTTCTGCCAGCACTCAGGGCAAAGCACGTTGTCCGTTTCGGACAGCATCTTTCTGAAATCCTCTTCGCCGCAGGCTTTCTTGAAACAGTTCGTGCAGAAATGTTTCCCGCACCGTTCGCACTCCCACATATCCCCGCGGTGGTCATCGTGCGCATCCCACTTTTCGCGGAACCCGCAGATGTCGCACTCGTATTCGTCGCTTCCCATTAAGTACATATCGCCCTCCTCAGTAATCGAAACAGGCCATGTAGAAGTGGATTTTCCCGTCCTTGATTTCGTGGGTGCAGCACTTCCATAGGTTATGGTAGAGGAACCACACGGTTCCCATCTCGTTCAGGTATTCCAGATTGAAGCCCTTCAGGTACTTCCTGAGGACGTCGTTCACGCTCTCGCTGCCCTTCTGCAGTTCCAGAGGAACATTGAACCACGGAACCTCTGCGGTGATGGGGCCACGGGGCTTGCGCTTCTGGAAGTCAGCGCACAGATCATCAAACCTCGCCATCGTTCACACCTCTGCAATATTCGTTGTAGATGCGCTTCAGCTCTCGCGCAACGATGCCGTCCTCGATGTCCTCCAGCAGATCATCGAGATTCCACCGCGCCAACTCAAGCCGCTGCCTTGCCTGCTCTTTGTTGACGCGGCGGTATTCCGCAGGCAGGTCGGGGGCATTTTTGAGGATACTCTGGCACACTTCAATCTCGCCGCAAAGTTCTTCGAGTCGATGGGCCACCCGTGAAACCATACAGTCGTCATGCACGATCAGGGCCTTTCCTTTTCCAATCATTCTGCATTCTCCTTTCCTACGAAAACGCCGGCGTACACAGCGCCGTCAATCAGGTAATGGTAGAACTGGTGTCCTTCAGGAACCTCGTCCGCTGTCAGCTTCGTCTTCCGCATCACCAACGGATGGGCGCCGACCATGACAACATATTCGCCGTCTGGCACAAGCCGCTTCATCCACTCGCTCGGTTTCTCCGAGCTGTGCGTCGTGTTGTCGAACAGACTAATGGCCGGCGTTCCCGTGATGGGCGGAGGCGCGAAGAGCGTCGTCTGTTCCCACATTGAGTCCGCCGTCATGCAGTTACTCATACTGCGCACGTCCCTTCTTGGCCTCAGTCATGATTTCCTCGATGTTGTTTCGGAGCAGGAAGCGGTAGTCCTGCATCCGCTCCTCCAAAATCTCGGCCGCTTCTCTGCGGACGGCCTCGGGCGTAATGTTCTCGCAGTTGCAATGCACAGCCAGAATCAGATCCCTGAACGTGAACCCGTCGAGGATGTTGTCCTCGGCGCTCACATCGTCACCCAGCTTCCATCTCTTGCTTTCAGTCTCCATCCCTGTTTCCTCCAAATACCGCCTCAATGGCTTCGTACCAAGTCGTATTCTCGCCGACGTTGCAATCGGTCTTCTGGAAGAAGTAACTCACGATCTCAGGGATGCTCTCCTTAGCCTCCTCGAAGGTGATGCCGTAACTGGTTTCAAACTCTTTCTCGTATTCGGCTCGGTCTTCGTCGGAAACGGCGTCCAAATCTTCGATACCGAACGCATACGAGGTCAGCATACGGAGCGCGTCCGCTTTGCGATACTGCATCTCCTGATACCGGTACGCCGCCTCGATTTCTTCCGGGGCCATCCGGTAGGACTTGCCATAATACTCGAAGTCGATCAGCTCTCTGGTGTTTTCCATCGTAATCATTTTGCTTCCTCCTGAATTACCTTCTGAACCAGCTCGTTCATGCAGTCGAAAAACCGCTGTGAGCAGGCAGCGCCTTTGGCCTTGTAATACTGCAGACCGTCGCACCTGCCGCCTTTGATGGTGACGTTCGCCAGCTTGCTGCAGATCCATCCCTGCGTTCTCAGAGGAACGTCCACCTTGTACCGACGCATAAGGAACAAAACAATCGGCTCGTTGTGTCCGACATCCCCCACGCGGTAGTCGATGCGGTCGTTGTTCAGGCGGCCACCCTCTCGGATGATTTTGACGGCCGCCTCGAACTTCTGCTTTGCCTTCGCGTTTATCTCCTCGGCCTCTCGGCGTCGCTTCTCTGCCTCTTCTGCGGCCATTTTTTCTTTCTCTTTCTGGATGTACTCCCGATGGGCCTCAGACAGCTTCACGCACTCGTCCAGCTTGTTCAGGACGCAGGCGCCAACATAATCGGGGTGTGTCAGGCCGCCGTTCTCCTCGCTCTTGAGATAGAACTCAACGTGGCTTGCAAGCTGCTTGCTGATGCTTGCAACCCATCTCTCAGGCTGGCTCCCGAGGCGCGTAATGGCTTCTTCCTCTCGCTTCATTGCCTCGGACACGCTGGTCGGCTGGTCCCATCCATCCCGCTCTCTCAGCTCATTGAAAAAGGTGGCCCGTCCCTCCTTGCTGCCGTACAGTTCGTTCACCGCAGGCAGGTAGCCGCAGTTGTCGATCATCTGGAACTCCGTCATGCGCAACGGAATCAGGTAACTGTTCACCTCAACGTGCAGTATATAGCGGTCATTGTCGCACCGCGGGTACTCTATCTCAGGCTTTCCGTCCTTGCGCCACAGCCGATAGGTCGTGGTTCCGTCAGCAACCTCCTTGATGAACACAGCTCGCATCCGACGGCCGGTGCGATTATACATACCGCCGTCGAACAGCGGCGTCATCAGCTTCACTTCAGGCATCTTTATCCCTCCCTAAAATTTGGATTGAAGGTGTCGCTGTACGCGGCCGTTTCGTTCCAGTCGTCGTATCGCACCTTCTCGGTTTGCTTCCCATGTCGGAACGTGATGTTCGGGCGGATGCGGTTCCCGTCTTCCCACCAGCCCTGACGCTCACGGCAAACCAGCCAACGGGCGAATGGTTCGTTGCAGAGTTTCCGCATGAGGTAGCCGCCGGTGTCAAGCCTGCGCCAGATTTCTGTGCGTTCGCTATCCATGTCACAAACGAACTCTACGTCGATGGTCTTCGGTGGATTTCTCTGCGGGTCGTTCTTGTATGCGTTCCATGACACCTTCGGGAACCATTCTTTGCAAACTTTGCTGTACTCCAGCGTCGAGTTCTCGGCGATATATTGCTTTCCGAGCAGGTCAATGTCCTCCTCTTTCATGTAGAGCCTTCCGACATTTCCGTCGGCGTCGGTGAACACGACCGCTTTTCGCCCCGTCAGAACAATGTCTGCATTCTCGTCATACGGAGCAGCTTCTTCGGGCGTGATGTCTCTGATTTCAATTTCCATTAAACAGTCTCCTCAAAATGAAAAGCCAGCCGCTTCGCGTAGCTCCTTTGCCGCCACCTCAAGCCCGTGTCGGAGCCGCTCGTTGTTTTCGATCTGCTCCATCGTAAAGCCGCAGGCTTCCACGGTTTCCTCGACCTCGCAGGTGTAGGTGTACTCGTGATTGCTCAACTCGCTCAGGAACATATCCTTGATGAACCCATCCCCGGTTTCGTCAGCGGAAATCGCTTCTTCCATCTCCCTGCGGTGTCCTCTGAGCGTATCAGCGATCATCTGGGCGTCGCTTGCGAGGCAGAACCCGCCGCCAAAGGTCTTGCAGAGTTTCCCGGTATCATTCCGCGTAAGACCCAACTCCTTCAGTTGCTGGTCGAACTGTTCGTCAGAAAACGCCCAGTACATCGGAAGCGCGTTGACCTCCTCCTGATGGCGTTTCTTCATTTCTGCGTATGCGTTCATCGTTCGATGGCCTCCTTTGCATTTTCGTTGGCCGTTATCGGCGTCGTATGGTGAAGCCGTGTCCGCTTCACCATGAACTTCTTCTTGCAGTAGAAACACGGAACCTTGTAGTTCCCGTTCCATCCTACCATGTTCGCTCTCCCGCAATGCGGGCAATCAATGATGCCAAGCACCGGCTTGTTCGCCATAGCTCGTTCCCTCCTCAATACCAAATCAGGTTGATACCGCCGAGCTGCTCCACGCGGCCGGTCATCGCCTCCACGTCCACAAGTTTCTTTGGCAGCCGCTCGTCTTCGTTCCACGCTCGGATCAGTTTCTCCAACTCCTTATCGGGAGTTGGTACGGCGAAGTCGCACCCGAAATTGTAGACCATCTGATCGAGCAGCTCCTCGTAGATGCCTTCCTTGCCGGCCACAACCTTCTTTCTCTGGTCGCCGTGAAAATTGATGCTGCCGAGGAACAGTCGCCCGTGCATCATCTTCAGCGCCCGCAACTGCTCGCGGTTCAGATTGTTGTAGGTGTCGTCAGCTTCTCGCAGCGCAAGAAAGCCGCCAGTGCCGCGGACATAGTCGAACTGAGTCTTTCTGGCGAGCGCGAACGCGATGCTGCCCTCCAGCCTTGTCTTCCATGCCAAACTTTTCAGGTTCAGCTTCCCGTTGTTTGCCCACCCCATGTCAAGCCGTCCGTTTGCATCGCTGTTTTCGAACGACCAGAAGTGGTCGCGGTAGACGCAGTCTCCGTTGACGTCCATTTTCCTGTCTCGTGCCTCCGAACGCGAATATCGTATCGGCTGACGGTCAACCTTGCGGTTGTGCGCCTCGTCCTCCTTCAAGTAGAACAGAACCGTATTCTTGTCTCCCTCAGCCCCGTGGTAGTTCGGACGATAGGCAACGACGCCCAGCTTATCCGCAATCTCGTCGAGGGTTTTCTGCTGCTGCGTGTACCAGACATCAGTTGCCGTTACCAACTTCATCGTCATCCTCTCCTTTCAAAATCATTTCCTCCGTGAATATCAGCCGGCCGCATCCGTTACAAACGAACCCGCCGCTGTTGAACCTGATCCAGTCGGTGCAACCGCACTCCGGGCAGGCTGCGAAAATCTTCATGCCGCCATCCTCCGTTCATAGTCCTTGATTTCCTCAAGCGTCAGCCACTCAGGCTTGCCGCTTTCGGGGAAGCTCCACCAAAGAGCCTTCATGTACTCGATATGGTCAGCTACGTTGCCAGCCCAAAGATACTTCGTGACTCGGTTGCCACACCCGAGGAAATACTCGCAATCCTGCCTCATGCGGTCGAGCATCTGGTATCTGAGCTGCAGGCTCCATGTCAGAACCGTGCTGACCTTATCGGCCACGGCCATTACCGCTCACCTCCAACAAGTGCTCTCCATCCCGGCTCCTCACCGAGCCACGCCGCCCGCAGCCAATCGTTCTTGCAGAAGTACCGGCGATAGTGGCTCGGCATCGAGTTCACCGCGAAATTGCGGATCTGGCGCTTGCGCTCCTTGCCGGTCTGCAAGCGAGCCTCCCAGCCGATAAGTTCGGCCTGAGACTCGTTGATGAACTGGCGGTTGCCATCAACCTCAATGCCAATACGCTCCTCCGTGCAACCGGAGTATGGATTGCGGCAGGTGCCGCACCAAAAGACCTTGCCGACGCTCCCCTTCTTGAACTTGCGACCGGCGATCACGCGCACCGTATCGCCGACGTGGATTTTCATGGCCTGCATCCGGTTCGTGCGCCCGTCAAACAGGGACTTGCCGAGCGTCTTCCAGTAGTGGTAGACCTTGCGGAGCACCTCAGGTGTGGCGTCGATCTCAGCGCGGCCACTGCAGGCGCAGCGGGTGGTGTCGAATAGAACCTTGTCGATGGTCTGCTTCTCTTCGTTCCAGCAGATCGCGTACCAGTCGGAATCGTCGTAGCCGTTGTGCTCGTACCAGTCGAGGACGCAGCCCTCGTAGTCAGGGGTGTGACCGTCCCCGTAGACGTTGGTGAAAATAGCCATCACTTGCCCTCCTTCATCATCAGGTCGTACAGCTTAGCCTTCAGCTCCATGATCGTCATGTCGCGGTCGTGAACCTCCGCTTCGAGCTGGCCGATTTTCTTCTGAGCGGCCTGCTCAGCGTCAACAGCCTCCCGGCATCTTCTGTGTTCCACATCGCGGTCATCCTTGGCCCGTTTCAGTTCTCCGTTCAGCTCCTTGACCTGCTGGTGAAGCATCTTGTTCTCTTCCAGTGCATCAATGACCGGGAAGTTGCTGTGCTGATTGTAGAATCGCGTCGCATCCTCCCAGCTCCAGATCTTAAAAGCGACCTGATAGAAATACTTGCTCAGTCCAACGCGGCCAGAGGAATAAGTCCCACGCGGATCGGGTTCGCCGTCGAACCCATTCAAGCGGCCGTTGTCATTGGCGAGCCGAATAAGCTCTTTCACTTCGCTGCGACCGAAAATGTCTTGCGCTCTGCAAATGTCCTCGGACTTGGTGCTCAGACCGTGTGCCGCTACTTCCTTCAGAAGTTCCTCCGCGGTTTTGATGCTGTCATACTGGCTTGCCATATCGCTATCTCCTTTTCTTTTTAAGAGAACCGGGGACTTTCCTGAACTGTTGCTCTGGCTATCTCCGATTATCCATCTGGTTATTTTGTAACTTTATTATACTGCGTTACCTACCTATGTCAATATGTTTTCGTTAATTTTTATGAAGAAATTTTCTATCTATATACGTTTCAGAATATGCTCGTAAACAGCCCGTACAGGGCCTATACCGCTTCGTACCGTCAGCGGTGTGAATGGATGCAGGAGGCCGTGACGGTCGTGTGCGTGGCCGTACGGGGCGTGGCTGGTGTACGGGGCGTTTGGGTATAAAAAAATCACCCTCCCGGTCGTAACCGAGAGGGTG